TCCTAACCATTGATTACGGATCAATGCGAAGTCGTTTATAATTTTAGTCATGTCAACAACGTCGTCTTCGCCATCAACATATTTCTCTGCATCTCTACTGCTTAACAGTTTGTTGTAGTTCTCTAGAAATTTTCTGAAAGTCTTTGATCTTAATCTTCTTAGCTCTATGTTCAGGTATTCTAGTATTGCTTCAAGGTGTTGTAGTTGGCTGAATCTTTCTTCCACTATGCCGGGCAACGATGCACTGGCACGTTCTAGATTGCCATATACTTTGCATTGTTTTTTTGCTTCAACAAGTTCTGCGTCATAGTATGCTACGCAGTCAGGTATTTTAGCTAGATTTCTGCTTACTTCGTTGTACCAGTTTATCATTCATCCTCACTATATCCATCTTCGTCCACTTCATCCTCTTCGAACACAGTTGCTATTGCTTCTTCAAGTTTTGGATCGTATTCTGCTGACGCTTTTAATTCGTCATGCTCTACACCGATGTCTTCTAAACTTTTGATAAAATCAATTGCTAGGTCCAATTTCTGTCTTTCAGGGACGTAATGTATAATTGAGTTCCACAAACGTTCAATGTCTTCGTGTGTAAAGTCTATCATCTATTCCTTCTCTATAATTGGTTCTGCTTTTTTAGTTTTTGCTTTTGGCTTTGTTTCCGTTTCTACAACTTCTTCTTTTTCAGCAAAGTCTGTAGATTCTGTAAAGTCTGCCATTAGCATATCTAATTTATCACCTATCCATTGTTTTCTGAAGTCTATGTGTTCTTTACCTACTTTATCAATGTATTTCAGTCTGTTTCCAGTTTGTACAAGTACACCTTTTTTCTCAAACAAGTCTACAAGTCCACTGTAAGGGTTCATTCCTGTTTCGTATGGAATCTTAACCTGTACACCTTCAAACGGTTTAGCATATCTTGTTTTCATAACTTTACAAGCCGCTCTAATACCTCTTACATCTGTGACTTTATTGCCATCTAGATCTTCTTTTAATTTAAGTTTCTTCATTGCAACCACAATTGAACTTGCGTAGATAAATCCTTGTCCACCTGATATCTTATCATCTGGATCAAACATGTCCTGTGATGCGTATGTGTGATTGGTTGCTACAAGTCCTACGTTCCATGAGCCAAACATGTTAACACAGTTTCTTACAAGTGCTGTCAATGCCTTGGGTTTTCTACCTAGATCACCTTTCATGTCACCTGCTTCAAACTGATTAACGTCAGTTGGTGTAAGCATCATGCCCAATGAGTCAACAACGAACAATACTTTTGGAGCACCTTCTTTGTCGTCTGCGTGTGCTTCTTTGTAACCCTTCATGAACTCTGAAATAGTTTTAGCTACGTCGTCGATCATTGATATACTCAATTTTAGAAGTTTTTTTTCTGATGTGTCTACTTTCAATGCTTGTAACCATTTTTCATCTAATGCATTCTCCGTGTCAACAAGTATAACAAATATACCTTGCTCCTGTGCATTCTTGATAATGTTTCCTGATGCTATGTATGATTTACCTGCTCCAGATTCTCCTGCAAATACAGTAACCTTACCTAGCGGAATTCCCTTGTTGAAATCGCCAGTCATTAAATAGTTCAATGCATAATTTCCTGTGCTGATCCAGTCTGTAGGATCACTGAATCCAATTCCTAATCCTTGGATTGATTTTGTAATACTCTTTCTAAACTTTGTTGCGTCAAATACTTTTGTCATAATTTTATCCTTTGTATATCATATATTAGCATACCTAGGCCCTAACGTCAATATCAGGGCCTTGGTAAAATGTCAGATTATTTTGCTTGTCTTGATCTAATCAACTTCAGGATGTCTTCTGCTCTCTTGGCACTATCACCTGATGGAGCCGCCGTTACCGGTGCCGCCTCTGGTTGTGGTGCTGTTGCAGTTACTGGTGCCACTGCTGGTGCAGTTGCAGTCACTGGAGTTGCTGTTGGTACAGTTACTTGCGGTTTAGCTTGATAAGCCATTCCAGCAGGTCTGTAATACTGTCCATATTGCTCAAGATCAAAAGCCTCACCTTCTACAGATTTCTCAAATAACTCTTTGATTATTTTTACTTCTGCTTCTGTTGGCTCTTTTGGTCTGAAGTCACCTAGGTTGTGTAACCCGTGTGTTTCTACTGCGGCTCTCTCTGCTTCGTCTAGAGCTCTTTCTCTTCTTGACCATTTCGATGTTGAGTAGTCAGCATAACCACCTTTGGTTGTTTTGTTGATTCTGAAGTCAACACCTTTTACATAATCAGTAGGCATCTCTTCCATCTCTGGATCTAGTAATGCACTTCTAATAATGTTAAAGATCTGAGGTCCAATAATGAATCTTCTAACTGGATTCTCAGGTGTTGTGTCTTCTGCCAACGGATTTGTTGTAACAAAACCTTGGAAAATGTAACTTTTCTTTTTCCAATATTTTCTACCCATGTCTTCCATGCTCTTGTCTTTGAACCATGGTCGAACTTCTGTTAGTACTGGGCAAGTTTTGCCATACATCTCCATACATGGTACTTGTACCTGCACTGGTCTTGAGTCAGTCTGACCTTTAATACCTGCGAAAGGTAATTTGATCATGTTTCTTTCAGTCCAGAAAAATGTATTGTTTGTATCCTTATCGGGCAAGAATCTAAGTACTGCTTCTGATCCTTCTGCTATATTCCAATGTGGATAAATGGCGTTGTCTCCGCCTGTTTGTGAAGTTGAGCGATTAACTTCTTGGGATTTTAACTTCGCTCTTATCTCAGCTAATGATGCCATAATGTAAGCCTCCTTGTGTGCCTATGTTTGTTAGTTTTAAGTTGCCTTAATTTGCCTAAATGTATATTAGACATATAGTACATAATATACAACTATATTTATCAGTTGTCTACTACTATTATTGGTAATGTGGAGGTTTTATTAGATGTTAGCTAGTTGCTTGATTCTGTCTAGTTCTGTGTTGATCTTTTCTGCTTCATCTTGGTCTTTTGCTATTTCTTGATCATTCTCTTCTGCTTCGTCATCTGGATCTTTAACAACCATATCTGGAGCATTGTCTTCTTTTTTAAGTTTGTCGTAGTTCTGTGAAAGGTATGCCATTGCCGCTTTTGCGTCATGTGTCTTGAAAACTTCTTCACCGTCTTTGTCTAGCACGGCGTTCACTTTCTTACCATCTTTGTCTGTGTACATTGAAACGTAAGGTTTGATATCTTCAAAAGTTAAACCCTCTAATTGATTCTCAGTTTTGTCTGTGTATTTTGGATCACCCGCTTTCATCTTTTGGTACGCTGGTGAGCCTATCATTTTATCTGCTTTTGTTACGTCTAATTTTTTCTCTTCATCATCACCTGGAGTTTTAAACATACTTTTGTTTGTTAAATCAACTGGTTTTGCATATTCGTTTACAGTTTCGTCGACCCATGATTCAAATGCTTCTGTTTCGGTTGATTCACCTCTAGCTCTCTTGTCTAGTTTAGGATGTTTCTTAGGATTGTAATCTTCTGGATCCATCCTCACTTCGTCTGCATATGCTGTGTCTGATTGCATTTTCTTGTAATCGTCAATGTATCTCTTTGCTAACTGTACTGCAATCTTCTTGTTGCTGTTGTAGTCAGGTCCCGGTTTGAATCCTACTCCACCTTCTGATTCTATTCCGTCTGCAACTCTGCTGGCGAAGTTGGCAATCCTGTCTTCCTCACCTGTCTTTGTTAACATCCTTGATGCTATGTCTGAAAGTATTGCTCCAAGCATTGTGCTCTTGTCTTTGAATTTTGTTGCTGATAACATCTTGTCTGCTGATGCGTCTTTCCTTAGAATTAGTTTTGATTCTGGATCAGTTAAAAATGACTGTACTATTGCACCATGGTCCACTTGTGGTTCTGGTTCTGCATTGATAGGATCAGTGTCTTTTGGTATCACAGTAGGTTGTACTTCTTTATTCTTAATTTGAGCTTCCTCGTCATCGTACTCACTCATTATTCTGTTGATAAGTGGTAGTGCGTCTTCAACTCTGTTGTCTAGATTCTTCATTGTGAATTTCTCTCTCAATTTTGCAACAGTCTCATCATCTAGCACTTGCTCGTCTGCTGTTTTGAAATCATTTGACGCCGCTTCGTAATGACTTTGTTTAGCGATGTTCTTCATGTAACCTCTTAGGTTTTCTAATTTCATTTTAGTCTGTTCAATGATATTCCCTGCGTTGTCATTCAATTGATCTTTGTTGGTAACGTATCTTGAGAATGAATTTAATTTTGCTATGTCTTCTGATGTTGCAACGATGTGCTCTCCAAATTCGTCATGTGGTCTTCCACCATTTGAAACGTGTCTCTGCATGGCTCTCGCACCTGCTAGATGAGTCATTGGATATTTGAATCTTTCACCCTCTTCGTTTTCGATGTACAATGATTGTATCTGTCTTGATCTTGCACCTGGCACAGTTTCATCAACTTTGCCTTTGTGTCTGATTATTAATTTTGTTTTGTTTAGATTCTCGAATGAACTTTTTGAAGTGCCTGTTAGGCCCTCTGCAACTGGTGCCTTTTCAAGTCCTGCTAGTTTAGTAATTCTGTTTAGTTCTTCTGACATTCCGTCAGTATTTACCGTTTTGTTCGTATCTGCAAGATTTTCATAGTCCTGCTTCGATAGGTTCGATTTAGTTATATCACGCACATCAAAACGTAATTGATGCTCCACTGCGAAGTCTTTTAATTCCTTGAGGAATGCATACCATTCACCCTTGCTGTCCTCATCAATCTTGTCCACTAGATTACGGTTATAAAACACTTTCATTGTGTCACCGTCTGCTATTGATACACTCACTGAACCAAATGTGTCGGAATCTTCCTGGAATTCAAATTCAAAGAATACAGCACTATCTGGATCTGCTGTTGCGGCACCGTTCTCATCACCTAATCTGATGTTCGTGAACTGTGATCTGATCTTATTGAATAGGTCTTGTGAATTTTTTGGGTTCATGTAGCATTATTTAGTTTGATTGTTAGCCATAGAAAGATCCAAACACAGGCATCGGTTTAAGCTCTGATGTCCTATCCGTCCATTTTTCGAAGATCGCAGGGTCAAAATCAGCCAATGTTTTAATCATACGTGTCATTAACAAACAAGCACTGACCAGGTCATCATGTTGTCCAGCTTTTGCATTGTAACTCATTCCACTTGCAACAAAGTCCTTCAGTTCTGATATCAGTAGTTGGGAGTTAAGTTTCATCTTGTCGTTCTCAACAAGTTCCTTAAATTTTGTACAGGCATCTATCTTGTGTTTTGCTGTTGTGTTGAATCCTCTTCTAAACTTCCTTCTATGACCTTTCCTAATGGGTTCAGACAAGAACATTCCAGGGATATGTTCTTCACCTATGTCCATGACTCTTAGTAGGGCCGCTTCACCTATTGAGTTATTTTCCATGCTGTAAAATATTTGTGGTGATGCAGTGGTATCTTTTTCCATTATTGTATCATGTATGTGCTTGTTGATACTCTGTAGGATCCTGACTTGATGGTTCATTGGTGTTGTGTTGTGATGCCATTCTGCCACTTGTTCAAAGCTAGGCAGTTCAAAAACTTGTATAGCGGCATAGTCACCACCTGTTCCCATAGCAGGATCTAGACTTGTTAGATACGTGTTGCCCGGTGTTGGTCTCTTGAACCAACGTACCTGTCCTGTTGTTTCCACTGGTGTTGTACCTTCCATGTCTGCCAGGTGTATACTGTTGATCAGCGTTTCGTCGTAGATCAGGAATTCGCATTCATGTTCCCTTCTGAATCTTTCTTCACCAATCCTGGCTTTCTCTGCATCTGCCCATACTTGGTCTCTGTCTGGGTGTTCCGACCAATGTGCCTTCATGGCATAGAAACCATTGGTTCCTATTTTTTTGTCATTTCCGTACT